TCTTCTTTTCTCACTCTGAGGGCTTCTACTTCTTTTTCGATTCTTTGTTCTGTGGATGTCGTGGGAAGATCAGCAATAGGATCATCATAGGAAATTCCACCAGAAATCTCCTTCTGTTTTAAAATATGCTCGGGTGAAAGATTGTTTGGATCCATATAAAATGTTTTACTCTATATAACAAGCGATCTAAAAGACCACAAATCTGATAGAATTTATAGGAAAAGAATCGAAAATGTTCCGTTTATAGGAATTGATCCTGCCAATAATCAGATTTCCATGAAGTAGTTAGTGTGTAGAGAGCATCACCACTATCATAATCTAAAGCCATAGTTGTCAATGGCTGAATGAGAAAACAGTTATTAAGAGATATTCTTCTAAAAACATCTCCCTGCTTGTTGAAAATAGAAACCACCATTTGGCCAATGTAATCTCTTTTGAGACCCATCGCACCAGTTAAGGGGTTGTAAATTAGATCAGACCATTGTCTGAGAATTTTGTACATAGTCATCGAATTGTCTTGATCAAGGTTGACTTCGAAAACTACGTTGAATTCGACGTCTGAAGTAGATGGTTCACCGCCAGCATATCTTCTTTCTGCGAACTTGTAGTACTGCGTAACAGGTGCCGAAGGCTGGATATCAACAGCCAGGCCCGTGATACTTTTGACTTGCTGAGTCATAATTGATTCTCCATTGAACCTTACGTTAGCTGAGGTTACAGCAGCGGGAGGGGTAATTATTACTTCAAACTGGTTTAAGAAAACCGGTTCGTAATTATTCCTTGCTGCTTTTGAATTGTTATAGTGTGGTAAACCTGCCATCAGTCTCTATATTTTTTATAAGAACAAATCCTCCCAATAATCAACCGCCCATGTCATGTTAATTTCATATAGGGTTGTTCCATTCAAATAATCAAGTTCCATTGGATCTATCGCTTTTAAAGGAAAACAATCTTTACAGGTAATTCTTCTGAAGACATCTCCGTTTTTATTAAAAACTGAAATAACTATGGTTCCAGTGTAATCTTCTTTAACCCCCATCGCTCCTGTTAATGGGTTGTAGATTAAATCTGTCCATTGTCTAAGAGTTTTGAAAACGTACATGGAATTAGCATCGTCTAGGTTTACAGTAAAACCAATTCCTAAGTCCAAAGAAGTCTTATCCGGTTTACCACCAGCATAGTTTCTCTTTGCGAACTTGTACTTTTGGAAAACGAATCCTGGATTTTTATCCACATCTAAGCCAGTGACATTTACAACTTGTTCAAGCAATATTTGTCCTCCTAGTACAGCAGGAGGTGGTAGAACCGTAACCTCGAACTGGTTTAGATAAACAGGTTCATACTTGTTTATCGAGTAGAGAGAATTTTGATAGTGGGGTAAACCAGCCATTAAACCATTTCAATTTTTTTTATTTATCTACTTGTTGCAAATTCACTCAATTCTCATTAAACGAAGTTTATAAATCCTCCAGCAGCAATACCGCCAGTTCTAGTAACAGTCACCCTGTTTATGAACTTCTGTATTCCTCTTGCAGGTTCGATAATAACATCGATGATACCGATATTTTGATCGATTACTGATGGAGGGTTATTAGAAGCATCCATAATTACCTGGTAAGCATAAATACCACCTCCAGCTCTTACTCCGTCAAGATAAGTGTCCACCAGAGTCTTAATTTCAAGTCTGATTGAATCTTCATTGAAATCAAAGAGGTAGTTAGAAAGGATCTCTTCAACGTCATTTTCCAAGCTAATCAAAAGATCCCTTACGTGGATTAACCCAAATGCTGAATTAACCGTTTGGTAAGCTGTTTGGTTTCCGAAGATAACCACACCGAAACCTCTTTTCTTGATGATTGGATTCAAACCGAATGGCTCTAACCAACCTCTATCAGCATCAGTAAAATCAAATTCAACGCCTACGATATTACCACCAGAAATTGTTCCTCTCTTTTGACCTGCTATGATATTGTAAGGCTCTCCGTTTGCAAATTTTCTAACGAAATTGTTAGATACAAAAGCAGCCGGGGGTACGTTTACATTTCTATTGTTTTCTCTTACGGTAATATATGGTGTATAGAAAGCTGCAAAAGAAGCACCAAGATCTTGAGTAGGTAAGCTAAAGGTGTAAGAAGGATTCAAAGAAAGATTTCCTCCTTCTGCAATGTACTGAGCCTCTAGTGGTGGGTATGGATCAGAAGCTGTAGGTGCGTTAGTAAATCTAGGATCTGTGCTAGCTCTGAACTGTGCCATTGAAGGAGCATTGATGAAAGCTAATGCTTTCTGTCTCATCATTGCCAATTTAGAAAGCTGATACTTAGAGTTTGGCTGGATAGTACCACTAAATGTATCTACAATGTATCTGAATGAAATCGTGTCCTTTGTTGCCAAAGTAGCAGCGAGATTTGTGTCATACAATACATTTAAGATTTCATCTACACGTGCGTCCGTTCCATTCGGTCTTTGAGCATCCCTCATTGTGTATCCACCGAGATAAATGAAATCAAAAGATCTGGTAAATTGTGGGATCGACTTGAACTTTTGAACTTGGATAGGATTTCCAGAGTAGTAAAGTATCGGTCTTGCGCAAGTAACTCTAACGATTCCCGAAGTTGTTGTTTGAGCAACAGAGGTTACTTTCGTTAATCTTCCTTGTCTATTTGCTCCTACAGTTTCGCAAAGTGATAAATCTGTAGATACCAAATAGTCTCCAACCGAAATGATAAGATCGTTTGCTTGATCCGGAGCAAATGTGAAGCTAGTTGAATCTATTTTCGTAATAACACTCAGGTATTGGTTAATCGAAGCTACTGCTGAAACGATATCAGTCTTTCCTGACCCTATCGGAGTTCCAACGTTGTCTGATGCGTAAACAGTTCCAAAAGCTGGGTAATTTACCAAAGTACTTGGATTTAGCCTTGAAATGTTATTGAAGGCTCTTACGTTGGCGATGTTAAACTGGTCTCTATCAACTGTTAGCTGGGTGTCGAGGTAATATTCGGAAGAACCTGTTGAATTCAACCAAACAGTGTCACCGTCCTGTATTTCATTATAAAGGATGTTTTGATAGAGATTAGTCGAAAGTTGACCAGTTAAGGTGTTAGCATAAACGCCTCCGGTAACGGAAAGAGTGTTGTCGATGTTAACATAATCTGATGCTCCGATCTGTTGGTAATACACATTCACACCATTTCCTGTTGTCGGAAACCCCTCAGTTAAGAATGTAGGAGTAACACTGATTCCCTGAGAGGTGTAAATACCTGCATCCAGAGGGTGACTAAACGTGATTGTTAAGTTTCCGCTTATTTCAGTCACTCCAACTACCTTTAACTTAACCAGGTCTCCATTAGCGAATTGGTTTATTACGCTTCCAGTTAAGCCCGAAGGAATTGATACAGTTCCAAGAATGTATGGGGAACTTGTAGAAGATGGTGTAACGAAACTCTTTAGTAGAGTTTTTTGTGTTGAGGTAAGCGAAGGCTGGGTTTGTATAACTGCTGCTGCGGATGCACCAGTACCTCCTCCGCCTGAGAAGGTAACGTTAGGAACCGCAAGATATCCGGAACCTACACTGGTCATTACTACCGAAGTAACGCTTCCACCGCTTACTGTGGCGTAAGCTGCGGCGCCAGTTGCTCCTACTGGGTTGGTAAAAGAAACGGTTGGTGCTGAAGTGTAACCACTTCCGCCTGATGCAAGGTAAACCTGTACGACACCACCACCAGTAACTCCGGAATTAGTTCTTACATAATGTAAACCTCCATAGGTAGCACTCGAGCTGTATGGAACCAAAGCAGATGCTGGTACTCCTGTTGCTCCAGTAACCCCGTCTACTCTAAATAAGGATCCAGCGCTTAGTGCTTGGTAAGAAACTGCTGCCGCTGTAGCTCCAGTAACTCCCGCACCAGTTATACCCGTATAGTTTTGTGTGTAGACGTAGTCTTGGATCAATTGCTGATCGTAACTCAAGAAATTTAAGGTAGGATCTGCTAAATCTCTATCGCTAGTTAATTCATCAATCAAGAAGTTACCAACCAAGTCAACTTTAAATCTGTTTTGGCAAAGATAATCTAAAGCTTCTGCATCAACTGCGCAGAAAAGACCTGTAGAAGGTGTATTATTATTAATTAATGTTTGAATGAACTGATTGTTTCCGTTCAAGTCAACGAAATCAACAATAAGACATCCAGTTACCTGTGTGACGATGTTAACATTTTGCTGGCTTAGAAATTGATTGATTTTACTCTTTACAAATCCGTTTCTAGTGAAGTATTCTGCCCATTCGGGATCTTCCGAAAGAGCTGCATAATCTGTCCAGTCTCCAGAAACTGCTATAACATCTATAAACCAATCCGAAATGTAATCGTAAGGGTGAACATAACTTGGGACGTTATCCGCACCATACCAATCTACTGCGAAAATGTCGTAGCCTTGGAGTGGTGGGGTTGCATCGGTTGATTTTCTAACAATCACACTCATTGCACCTTGTCCAAGATTTACTAGGTTGAAAATTCTTCCTTGGTCTACTACTGACATAGTGGCTAAGAAATAATCTACATCAGCATACCAAAATCTTTCTTTATTATAAAAAGAAGAATAGAGTCTAGATGTAAGTATTCCGTTGGGTTCATCAGTGGCAACAGAAAAACCAAAATAATCTACTTTATCTGCAGTGGGACTTGAATCATTGTTATTTAATTTTAAGAGATTCAAAGCAAACACTGGACCTGTTTGCAAACAGGTAAGAATTGACCTTTGAAAGTAAGAACCCTGGGATTCTAATGTTTTATCAATGTCTCCAAATATAGCTATTGCTGTGGTGACGTCTGGGATATAAACCGGAGCATTAAATGGGCCTTTATTTGAAAATCCCACCACCAACCTGATCGTTTGCGAGGTAAGTATGACGTTTTCGGAAGCGTCAAATTCCAATGTATAAACACCAGAGGCTTTAAATTGGGATAAATCAAGTTTGATTTTCTTTGCCATTATTGTTTAGTAGATATTTTTTTCCTTTCTATATATCCATCGGTAAGAGCGTAAAAGTGGGTGCTACACCGATCTACCTTATATATCAAAGGTTTGTACGGTTTACATGAGTTTGCTGAAAGAACTATAGAAACCTCCTTCTTTAGTTCCTCCTTCTGGATCTTTGTCATCCAATTTATCCTCTATCAATTTTTTATAGTTTTCGTCTAGCTCATCGTAAAGATCTCCAACTATATCATTGAAAGCGGTGCTGTCGAATAGTGCAGAAAGATTGACAACAGTCATAGCAACGTCATCATGGCCAGATTGACTGGAATACGTTCCGCTGTTATTTAGACCAAAAGAAAAAAGTTCGGGAATGGTCCAATTTTTCTCGTTAAGAATTATTCGATTTTGTCTTGCTAAATACCTCAACAACTCACAATATTTCATTTTGTTTTTTTCATTGTATTTAATACCGGGCTTTGCAGTTCTAGCTGACTCTGTGTGTTTAGTATGGAGGAAAATCTCAAGAGAAACCTCGTCGTTGGTTAGGATTTTGTCCAAAATAAGTTCACCTTTGAAATTCATCTCCAAAAGGACTGAAATTTTTTCTTTATCGAATATATCTAAGATCAAACATTCGAGGAGTTTCTTAACATCTTCTATCTGGATTTCATTGTCTCTGAATATCCCGACTTGTAAAAGACCAAAGAAATCAGACTCGTCCTCGAAATCGTCCATGCTTTCTATAATTTTTCTGGGTAAAGGTACTATTTTGAATACGTTTAAAACTGTAAAATCTCCTTTTGTCCCACCGGCTAAGTCGACCGATATAACAAAACTCTTACCAGAAATTAGTTCTCCGTCTAAATGGAATTTAGGATGCCATCTAAAATTTTCATAGTTAATACCAAGATCTTGAAGAGCATCTATTTCCCGCCATTCGTATTCTGTTTCATTCGCCTTGATTTTCTTCAATTCGGAAGATCCCAGAAGTAGGGTAGATGAGCTTAGAAATTGGTTTCCATATTCCTGATTAAAAAGTTCTTCGCTTCCTAAGTTTGCAATTTCCTCTTTTTTCCAATTTTCGTCTCTCCCTGGAACCTGCCACCAATCGACTCTAATAGGGTTGAAAGAGTTTTCCCCTGTAACAGCACCCTCATATATTTCATGGAATTTATTCATCCCGTTGGGAGTTGATGTAATTATAATTCTTGAAACCTTCGAAGACGAAACCGTTGGATATGTGGATCTAAAAAATGATTCTATAAAGTTGGGGTGGATGTGAGCAAATTCATCCATATAAAGGAAATGAATAGTGAAACCAATTGCTGATGTTTTAGTTGTTGTTTTTGCAATCGCTCTACACCCATTGTCAAACTTCATAGACATTACGTTGTTTACGATAATTCCAGGTTTTAAAAACCAGGGTAACCCTTTAACTATCGCTTTGATTTTATCCATGAGTTCTTCAGCAGTTGATCCTACGTTTGCCAAAATCATGGCATTTTTATCGTGATTGAAAAGCAAATACCAAACTAGAATTATTGCAGAAGTTATTGACTTTCCAACCTGTCTCGGTGCTAAAAAAACGTTAAACCTGTTGGATTGGTACTCTCTCAGAACCGATTCTTGATAGTCTCTAAGTTTCACGTACATTAGTCCATCATCTGTCATTACCCGACAATATTTAGCAAAGTAAACGACATCCTTTGCGCATTTTTGCATCTCGAGTATCTCATCAGGCGAATATTCCCACAAGAGGTTTGCCCTTTTAAGTTCAGGATCCCCGTCGTGGAAAGGATTATCTACAGATTTATAATCTAAACCCTCCTCCTCAACTTTCCATAAAAGCTCTTGTACTTTTTTAGTACTCCAATAATTGGATTCGATTAACTCGTATTCTATTTCTGCACTCATTTAAAAAGATCTTCGTCAATTTCAAAACTATTTTCCTCGTCTATCAGAATGTTTCGTGAAGCATCTACAGTTGCTTTTTTCTTGGCATTCACTACTGCATTATCAGATTCTTCCTCTACTTTGATATCCTGAATCTCAGCTCCTAGTATATCACGTAAACCCTCCATCAACCCTTTGGTTCCTCTGACCTTCAGTCCACTTTCACTACCCTGTGGGGTTCCAAATGAATTTGGACTTTCTGGGCTGCTTTCTAATTGAAGCGATCCTGAGGAGGTTTTAACTTCCAGCTCTCTCTTCATGCCACGATAATTTTGCTCCATCTTTTCCACGTAATTTTGATAGTCCTTGGGCATTTGCATTATTTGGGATTGGAGCTGTGCTAAAACTTCAAACATTCTAGGGTTGGCATTACCAAGATCTATTTCTTCTAAGAGTTTAGTTATTGCGTGTTGAGCGGTTTTTAGTTGAAGCATCATCGAAGCTAGATTCATCGAATCTATTTTCTTTTTGTAATCAACAAAATCGCTTTGATCTATGAAGTTTTCGTCCAGGTAAAATTTTACAAGAGAGTCCAAAAGTTGTCTGGCTTCGGTCCCCGTTGTTTGCGTTTGTTCCTTGAAATTCATGACGTCGGTTGTCTTTAACCTGGGTAACTCGTCAGGTTTTACTGCGTCTATATCAAGTCTTTCGTCTAAAAGAATAGAGTCTAAGGAAGCTTTAATTTGCTGCTGGACAATTTTCTCTGGTTTTGGTTTTCTTCTGGGCATAAAGTATAAAATTAAATTTTAGCCTTTCCTTGGAATTTTTGGAATTGCTAAAGTCGGTTTTGCATTATCAATAATATGTGCTAGTTGAGCATCTCTTACGACATTCTGATTCAGAACAATAGATTGCTTGTCGATGTCGAGCATAGATTTAAAAATTCTGAGATTGGTTATCAAAAGAGGAGAAGTATAAATCCTGTATGCATTGTTGTCGGTACCATATAAGGGGTTGGTTGGATCCGTAACTATGTCAGCAGGTAAGTCGAAAGTATATGGCTGTGTTAAAGCTCTATAATCTTGATGGACCTGGACCAGATTTGAAGATTGTTCCTGGGGGTTGTTTGGATCATAAGACATTTTCCAAATGTTGATTCCCATTTGTTGGTACTTATTAGAAATGTTTACAACGACTCCATACCATTCACCCATTTCAGGTACAAATTGAAGTCGGGAATTATAAACAAAAGAATTAAGATTTACTTGGATACTTCCCTGCTGAATAAAATTTGAATTGTTAGGTTCATGTACTCCGGAATGGATTAAATCTATTCTCACACCTTGTTGTTCCCCGTTAGAATCGGTGTAGTCCCCAGCAATCAAATTCCGAGCCTGTGCTTTCTGCATCTTCAAATTAGGGGGATCTAGAGAATATGGGAGATTCGGATTTACCACACTGAATTTAAAATCATCAATAACAGATGCCACCTGGAATCCGCCGGCGTGGTTAATATCAGACTGAATTGCTACATATCCATTTGGGTTACTAGAAAATCCCAGCCAAGGAGAAAGCCCGTGTTTGTAAGGGGCGGTGTTATAAACTATCCGAGAGGGAGTTTCCGTTTCTTTGACAATAGGTACGGGAGGGAATGGTTTCTTGCTTAGACTATTCTCGTTCACATAATTCTTAAGGCTAAACCAACAAGTAAATGCAATTTCTCCATCTGCTTCCAACTTAGGTCTTGTTAAATACCTCACTGCATTTCTGTACTTTTCTGGCTCGTAGATAAACTGGTTATTTGTGACAAAAGCATCGTTCATGTCGTAATAATTATTGAAAACAATTGTCCAGTTGTTATTGAGATCATAGTGTACTATTGGCAAGTCTTTGTAAACGTAGGATCTGGTTGGGTCTGTCCCTCTGTCGTTAGTACTTGTAACATACTGCTGAGGTTTTGTAATCTGTTCTTCTTGAGCTCTGGTTTCTGCTCCAAATAGTTCTTGAGAATTAATTGCAATTCCGTCCAATTCTTCCTTGTAAGCAGGATCCCTGAAATAAGTGTTTGATTTCGGATTGTATTTTTTCAGCTCTATTTTGAAGTAAACTGGAGAATACATAAAATCCCTAAATAAGTAAGTGGAATTAATTTCGTAGATCCTGTTTGTAAGGGGAAAATAAATAATATCCCTTTTTCTAGGTTGTGATCCTCTACCGAAAATACTTTCGAAATAAATCTTATCGATGTGGACCTCGAACGGCTCTTCAAATGAAATGCCGAATGGATCGTAATTAACTTTGTTATCTGGAAACTGGTTAGAAGGAACCAACACCTTGACACATTGCTCATCTACAACATCAAACAGCGTCCATTCTTTCAAGATTACGTCTTTTGAACGAGATTGAGCTTGAACTGAGTAGTAGTTAGTCTCGAATCCAAACATTTTGTTAACTATAAGACTTAAATCTTGGTAGAGATTTATTGCCTTGTTTATATTATACGGATTGAAAGTTAGAGGACCGCACTCGTTAAAAACAACAGGTCTATTAGATCTTTCAGGTGAACATTGCGGAACTGGCGGTTTAATTACAAGGTTGTTGGGCCCGTCTACAACATTTGTGTCGTAAGTCACATCTAGATCAAAAGAAACAATAACAACACTGGGGTCGATCGGTTCATTGGTAAAAAAAGCTATACTGCCGTCCGGGTTAACTACGACTGAGGTGAATCTAAATTCCGGATAAAAAGGTTTTGTTGGATCGAGAGATATTGAAAAAGGGTCTGCCCTTTCATTGGAAAAAGATGAATTATTAAAACCCGTTAATGCCGTCCCAACATTTTGCCAGAGCGACCAGCTCTCTCCGTCAACAGAATATCTAAACTCAATAGCAATATCGTTGGATATTGCTGCATTCGAAACAGTGTCTAAATTAATAGGGTAGTTATTAACTGCTCCGGCGGTATCTATAATCCAACCATTAAATGAACTTACATAGTAATATGGTGAATCGTACGTTAAAACCCTGTAATTTCCAATGTACGTGAAATTCAAAGCACTATCTAACTGATCTAATCTTTCGACAAGCCACTCCTCAGAAGCACAAGGTGCGTAATAATAAACACCGTTAGAAGCTAAGATTGTGTGGTATCCATTACATCCTATTTGAACAGCCCTTGCCAAAGCGGCCCCGGTAGTGCCGTATAAATTGTCAGTGCTAGAATCGACTACCTTTTGCGTGTTAGGCAAATCATCCTGGTACTGATATCTCGGATCAGAAAGATTTCTTTGCTTACCGTTGCCATTATAAACAGGTAAGCCTTCAAAGGGTGCTCTATTAGGTGGTATTGCAGACATTCTAATTCCGATATATTTAAGAGACAAGTCTCTCTTTTATATATCCCGAATCCGTTCCTAGTAAATCTAGAGTCCTTCTTTTTGGATTAGCTCGGTAATTTTTCCTATAACTTGAGCCGGCGTTATCTTGGTGGAACACTCGAACATTCGTTCTGTGTTTTTAAGTCTAGGACACCAATTCCAATCGCCTCTGTCGAATTTATGCCTTGTGTCGTTGAAGCACCCGTGGCAAACGTTGGTATTGATTACTCTGTAATTTTTGTTTGAGAACTCACAAGTGGGCAAGGAAAAACCTGAAATCATAAGTACTGGTTTCCTTAAGGCCCAAGCTAACCAAGAAAGTCCAGATCCGATTCCAATAAAGAAGTCAGAATGGTGTAGATAAATGGCTCTTTCCATAATGTCAATTTCACCAGTTTTGTCGATTATTCCTTCTAGTTGAACGGGCTGACTTTGTATGACTACTACCTGATAGCCTTTAAGTTTGAGAAAATCTACCACATTTTGCCAACCCCCCGGATAATGCCAATGTTTGGCATTTGCAGTAGATTCGATTCCCATACAAACATATTTTTCGGAAATTGGTCGTTGACTACTTAAGACAGTAACAGGAAGCTGAGGAGGTAAAACATCGCCATCCACATCAATACCTAAAATATCACCAGCAACTTGTTGAAGTGAGATGGATCTTGGATCTCTTTTGTGGAGATTTTTATCCTCTTCCTCGTACCATCCCACACCAAATGTTGCAGCCATATTTGGATCCCTAAATCCAGGGTGAACAAACCTCAAGTTTGGGAAAAAATGGACAACTAGTTGGTTCCAAAATGTGCTAACGTACATGTCAGCATCAAATTTATCCCGCATTTTATTAATAACTGGGAGCCAAGCAAGAGTGTCGCCCAAAGAAGAACTGTCGATTGAAACCAGAATTTTTTTTCCATATATAGAACTTTCGAAATCAAAATCCCAAATTTTCTCTTCCCCGGAGTACGCTTCGGCAATCCACGGCGTGAACCATTTTCTGAAAAGAGTGGTAAAAAGTCCTGGTGAAGTTTCAGTAGAATAAATTATCTTGCCTGTGTTTTTTTCCACAAATTTCAGGGTTTTTTTCGATCGGTGGTCGTTTCCAGTCATATCGACTCTTGGTCCATAATCAAAAGAAAAAGTAAACCCAACCCTTTCAGAAACCGTTTGCTGAGGGTTTCTTACTATGCTTTTATAAACTTCTATTCCCCTGTTTTTCATATTGAAAGCCCCAATATTTCTTTTATTTTTCTGACGTTGAATTCTCTATCGTAAAAAAGATTGTCCTTGGACAAATAATGTACCAAAGAATTCTCATCATACTGTGACATATACGGAGGTAACCTTCTCATCAAGATAGGCAATTTCCAAGACAAAGACTCCTTAATTACGATGGGATTTAGTTCCCACGTAGACGTGAAAACAAATAAATCAGCGGCTTGGTAAAACAAGTCGGTATCGCTTCTTTCTCCCCAAATCCGACAATTTTCTGGAAGTTCTCTCATTAAAGGTTCCCAATAATCTCTAAAGTTTGCGGCTTGGTTTCCAATAAAATGGAACTGTACAGGATGACCAATAAAATCTTTGGCATAATTGATTAGTTCGCCTTGATTTTTCCCCGATGTAAACAATCCGATGTTTATGACGTGTTTGACGCTTGGATCTAAACCTAGAATTTGCTGGGCTTCTGATTGAGGAATTTTTTGGAAATCCTCTATGGGATATTCTAAGATATCAAGATCAATACCAAGCTCTTGAAACCTGTCTACCATCCATTGATTAACCATAACTAATTTGTCAGGAGCCCAAAATTTGTCATCAGGCTTAACGTTTGAACTATGGCAAGTTTCAAAAATAAACCATGGGCGATCGTAGGAAAATATTTTCTGACAAATAGAATCCTCTATGAAAAATTCAACAAAATCCTGAAAGTGAATTACATCAGGACAAATATCATCTAAAATTTCTAGGAAAAAACTCTTGTCACCACCATCGATTCTTAAATACCTATCCCCAAGTAAGTTTTGTATTCTGTTTCTTTGCACAACGAAATCGTCTGAAACGTTGTTGTATTCCAGACAATAAATTTCAGCTTGGTCGTTTAGAGACTCTATACATTTATAAAGATATTGAGGCATTCCCCCGGTGGATAAATGTGGACAAACATACAATATACGGGGTTTATGCTTGGACAAAATACCAATTTCTCTTTCTATTTGTGAAAGAGATCTTTTAAGAGAAAATTTAGCCTTTCTCAGGGAATCTGTTTGTCCTCTCATGTTTAATCTATTGTGTAAATTCCGGTTGCAAAATCTAACTTTCCTTCGCCATATTTTCCTACAATTTCGTCGATTTTAGATTTTTCTTTTTCGCCCAGTTGCATAGCCTCTTGATATAAAGCACCTAGCTGTTCTTCAACGAATTCAAGTTCTTGCTCTAGAAAATGCTTTTGTATATTTAATTTGCCAACTTTTTCAACGTTTTCCTTCACAAGATTTCTTAACGAAAGAATAGAATCTAATTCCTCCTGGGTTAGCTTAACACTCTTAGTTTCCATATAATTTTTACAATTATATGTAAACAATAGAATTTTATTTCAATAAAAAATTAAGTAATGATAAAATCGAAAAGGATTCCTGTTGCATTGGTAGCCCCTACATTTCCCATGCTCCAATCTAAATTATTGGCACCCGGTTGTAGGCCATAGTTTAAAACGTTGACCCCGTTAATCTCAATGTCCAGCGTTCCACCAGCCCAGTTAACAGCATCTGTCGTAGCATCTACTTTCCAATAAACGTCTTTCACAAGTGGTGAGGCATCAGGGGTAAAACCGGGTATTTGCGAAGAACCAAAAAGCGTATTTGCAGGGAAATTGTTTGACCAACTATTGAAAACTGCGTAGGTTCCGGATGAATCATAACAGTAAACATCAATATTTACATCATTGGCACTGGGCGGCGTGGGAAAAACTGGATTTGGTAAATTGTTTCTGCCTTGCCAAGTAATATCGAAAGTTGTACCATCAAACCAATACTGAAGTCCTTTCCAATCGCCAAGGGTTAGTGGTGGATTAGTACCAGACCCTGGTGGATTTAGCCCGTAAATTGCATCAAGATTTCCCCCACCAGCGCCAAAACCATATCCCCAGGTGAAAAGGCTATAAGTTCCGGCGCCCGCGGTTCCGTTATTCCAACCATACCTTGCAATAATATCGAATCTCAAATTGCTTCCGGTGAAAGCACCTCCTCCTGCGGGAGCTGTTTGAAGTTCTGTTAATTTCACGTTGGTTGAACTAATTAAAGTTGCCATTACAAAGAATCTAAATAAGTTTTCAGCACAGAAATATAGACTAGAACATCATTGCGGCTACACTCCTGGTATGGACGCAAATACGATTCGAAAGCAGAAATGTTTGTAATTGGATCTGGAGTCGTTGAAACGACCAGTTCATCAAAGTGGTAAAGATCGTTTACTTGATGAATTAAAGTGATTTTTCCGGTTGAAGAATCAGCCACACAAGCTTTCGTGTGCGTACTGAAAATTTGCCCAGTGTAGTACTTTTTCATTCTACTTATTTATTCTCTTTGAGTTTTTCTATTTCAGAACTAAGTTCTTTAATTGCTTCAATCAAAAGAGGTACAATTTTTTCGTATTTAACTCCTTTAAATCCATTGAATTTGGTAGCTACAACCTCAGGTAAAATAGCTTCAACGTCTTGAGCTAGAATACCAACATCTCTGCCCTCAAATCCGTGATGTATCTTAAAATCGGGGATCCAGTCGAATTCATATCCTGTAAGGGATTTAACTTTTTCAAGAGGATTTGAAATAACCGAGAGATTTGTTTTTAGTCTTCTATCCGAGGTGGAGAAAGCAACCACATCGTTCGCTGCGTCAAATCTACCTGTTGTACTAGAAGGAGTAATGTTACCAACAGCAGCAGAGGTTAAAACTTTTAACTTAGAAGTGGCAATTTCAAAAGTTGTTCCGTCGTCGGATGCGTTAGAGTTACCGATTGCACTGGCAGATGTAAATTTAACAATATTGTTTGTCGTTCCTGAAACAGAAACTGAAGTTCCGGAGGTTCCTGAAGAACCACTAGATCCCGAAGATCCGCTTGATCCTGACGATCCAGAGCTTCCTGAAGTTCCGCGTGTGCCTGAAGATCCGGAAGTTCCTGAAGATCCGGAAGTTCCGCGTGTGCCTGAAGATCCGGAAGTTCCTGAAGATCCGGAAGTTCCACGTGTGCCTGAAGTTCCTGAAGTTCCTGCAGATCCAGATGTGCCCGAAGATCCGGAAGACCCAGAAGACCCAGAAGACCCACTAGATCCTGAAGATCCACTTGAGCCTGACGATCCAGAGTTTCCTGAAGTTCCAGAAGATCCTGAAGAACCACTAGATCCTGAAGATCCACTTGAGCCTGACGATCCGCTTGAGCCTGACGATCCAGAGTTTCCTGAAGTTCCAGAAGATCCAGAAGAA